ATGAACTTAGTGGCTGGTGATGAAATACCAAAAGAGCAAAAGGAAGCTGTAGACAAAGCATTGAAAGATGCAACAGATACCTTCTTTTCTCACCTTAATCATTCAAACTTTGATACTGAAATCACCCCAAGCTTATTAGATTTAGGCGTTGGCACTGGTTGCATTCTTATTGAAGAAAATGATTTTGATGAATCAAGCGCTTTAAAGTTTACCAACATACCATTAGCTGAGTTATATATTGAAATACCTGCTCGCGGTGCAGTTAAAAACGTATGGCGTAAACAAAAGGTTACAGCCGCTAATATTAAACAAACTTGGCCTAATGCAACAATACCTGATGATTTAGCAAAGATTATCGACAAAGACCCAATGAGCGATCAAGAAATCATTAACGGTATGCTGTTTAATGCTGATTCTAAGAAGTACGATCAAGTTGTCTTATGGGAAAAGCATTTAATACATACTCAATCGTTTGATAAAAAGCGAATGATTGTATTTAGATGGGCGGTAACTCCGGGTGAAGCTTACGGTCGTGGTCCAGTTATTCAAACTTTACCTGATATTAGAACAGCAAATAAGATTGTTGAAATTACTTTAGGTAATGCAGCGTTACAAATGACAGGTTTATATACTGGTCGTAGTGATGGGATATTTAACCCTCATACTGTACGCATTGCACCAGGCTCAATTATACCTGTAGCAAGCAACGACAATTCTAATCCATCAATTAGAGCGTTAACGCCTTCCGGTAATCTTGGTATTGCTGACGGTATGTTAGAAATGATGCAGAATAATATTCGTAAAGCATTGTTTAGCGATCCATTAGGTGAGTTAACGGACCCTGTTAGGTCTGCAACTGAAAATGTTATACGAAATCAAGAGTTCTTAAAACAATCTGGCGCTTCAATAGGTCGTTTAAAGTCTGAGCTTGTTGAGCCATTGGTTAACGCTTGTGTTTCAATACTGGTTGAGCGCGGAAAAATACCTGAACTTGTTGTTGATGGTAAAGAAGTGACTATTCGCCAGTTATCACCACTTGCAAAAGCTGAAGACACTGAGCAATTCCAAAACACTAGCTTATGGATTAATACATTGGGCGCAATATTACCGCCTGAAGTATTAGCTTTATCGGTTAAGGTTGAAGAGTTACCACGTATATTCCAAGAGCAATTAGGTGTTACCCCTGAATTAATCCGTAGTGACGTAGAGAAAAAGCAAATGTCTGACGCTGCTCAACAAGTAACGCAAGCGGCTGAAACTGGATTAGAGCAAGGGCTATAATGAAAGAAACATTCCCAAAGGAAGAGTTCAACGGCTTCGATGATATAGATGTAAATCTAAACAGTGAAGATAACGAGCGACTACAAAAGGAAGTTGAAGCAGAGGCGAATAAGATGAATTATTTGGTTCATCGTGTGTTTCAACAAAATGAACAAGGTCGTGAACTAATGACTCTATGGAAAGAGTCGTTAATAGTTCAACCATCTTTTGAAGGCCACTCAACACAGTTTGAAGCTGGCCTTAATGAAGGTGAAAAAAGATTTGTAAGAAACTTAATATTAACTATAAACAAGGTTGAAAATAATGTCTGAAGATACCGCAATTGATGCGCCTGAAGAAGTAGCTACACCAGAAGTAACCGCAGAAGCTACACCTGAAGCAACGCCAGAAGTAACAACTGACGTTGCAGAAAGTCCTGAGTGGTTACAATCTAAATACTTAACTGATGGCAAGTCACAAGAAGAATCCATTGCAGAACAAGCAAAGGCTTACAATGAGTTGTCGGGTAAGTTTGGTTCATTCACTGGCTCGCCTGAAGCCTATGAAGTTACATTGAGTGAAGAATTAACTGAAGCAGGTTTTGAAATAAGTGATGATGATCCTTTAGTTGAATCCGCTATGCAATTTGCTAAAGATTCCAATATGAGCCAAGAGGGCTTTAACGGAATGGTTGAGCTTTACGCAATGCAACAATTAGCAGAGGCTAAAGCCGATCAAGAATATCGTGAAGGGCAGTTAAAAGCTCTTGGCGCCAATGCTGACTCTAGAGTTAAAAACGTTAATGAATGGGTGCATAAGAACTTAGATCCTGAATTGGTTGGTGGCTTAGAGCAAACATTAACAACCGCTGAATCAGTAAAGGCCATTGAAAAGCTTATTAGTATGACTAAAGGCGGTTCAGTTGATGTTGATAACTCAACGCCAGCTAGTTACGCAAGTATGGAAGAAGTACAGAAGATGCAGTTTGAAAAAGATTCTAACGGTAATCGTAGAATTAACACAGACCCAGCATTTAAAAAGCAGTACCAAGAAAAGCGCGATCAGGTTTATGGTACTAACGAAAATCGCACAATGGTTGGTTAGAGGCCAGATTGATGCAGCAACAACTATTTCACAGGTTAACGCCATAACAGACACAAGAACGTAAACTTTACATTACACCGTATTGCTAGTATTATTAATTTAATCCTCAGATACCCTTTCTTTAGGCCTGAATATGGGATTAATTAAATATTAGTCGAAAGACAACATTTAGTTATAATCGCCCCTGTTTAGGTCACACGATTAAACTAAAAAACAAATTAACTTTTAATCGAATAAGGGACAAATTATGTCTAAATTTCTAACTGCTGCCGCTGTCATTGAATTTGATAGTGAAGTAAAACACGCATATCAAGGTATGGGTAAGTTACGCAACACTGTAACTGTTCGTACAAACGTAACTGGTGAATCTTATAAGTTCGCAGGGTCTGGTAAAGGTTTAGCTAATCAAAAAGCTAGCCAAGCAGATGTTACACCTATGGATATCACTTACACTCGCCCTACTGCAACACTTGAAGATTGGAATGCTCCAGAGTATACCGATATCTTCGATCAAGCAGAGGTTAACTTTGACGAGAAGCAAGAATTAGCAATGACTATTGCTGAAGCTATTACTCGACGTGAAGATCAGATTATCATTGACGCAATGAACAATGGCACTTATGACGCTGCACCGGGTACGGATTCAACTAAAGGCTTGTTGATCACTGCTGCCGCTGCCTTAACTGTTGCTGATTTACGTCAAGCATCAACTAAAGGTTTAACTAAACGTGGTGTTGAAGGTAAAGAGCGAACTATCGCCTTAACAGCTGACTCATTAGATCAACTTTTAGCCACTACTCAAGTAACTAACTCTGATTACAACAGCGTAAAAGCTCTTGTGAATGGTGAAGTTGATACTTTCCTAGGCTTCAAATTCTGCGTAATCGAAACACGCGAAGAAGGCGGTTTACCTGGTGACGGTACAGCAACTTGTACTTCATTTGCTTATCATAAAAAAGCCGTTGGTTATGCTGTTGGCTTGGATATGAAAACAACTGTTGATTGGATTGCACAAAAAACTTCATGGTTATCTAACGGCATCCTTAAAGCTGGTGCGGTAATTCGTGAAAATGCTGGTGTAGTTAAGATTGTATCTGACGCAACAGTAATTGTTCCACAAGCTTAGGAGTAATAACCATGGCTTTAGTAAAAGATAATTTCATCCCTGCTTCGGCAATGGCAAATAGTAACGCTGGTCGTATGTTTTCATACAGTACTAGCGATGATAATTTAGCCGCTGTTAAAGCGTCTGGTTATTTTAACGATGTTGCTGTTAGTGATGTTGGACTAGGTTACGGCTTACGAAGCGGAGACTTTATTTTAGTCGATGCTTGGGACGGTCAGTCATTCTTGTTTGTTGGTGTTGTACCAGCTACAGGCGTAACCACTACCATTGCAGCTAACGATTTCATTTAGAGATCAACAATAGCCCTTAACATGGAGTGAGGGCTTTTTACTTTTGAGGTTTACATGGCTTCTGATATTTCAATTGCGTCTAATGCGCTTCTCCTTATCGGTGATAATCCGATTAACTCGTTTGATGATGAAGGTGCTGGTGCTCAAGTAGCAAAAGCAATGTATCACGAAACCAAAACACAAATGCTTTCAGAACATCCTTGGTCATTTGCTACAAAGCAACAACGACTTAATAGACTTGTTCAAACTCCCGATATATTAACTAACTATCAATACGCTTTTCAATTACCTACTGATTTAATCCGTATATGGAATGTTCAAGACCATAGCGATTATATGCTTGTTGGTGATTTACTTTATTCAAATGCTACAGAATTACTTTGTACATATATTTTTGATGTTGAAGAAACCCAGTTACCGCCGCACTTTGTTAAAGCTTTACAATATGAATTAGCTGCTGACTTTGCAATCGCTGTAACTGAAGATAACCAAATGAATGCGTTATACTCCCAAAAGTCTATGCAATATAAATCACAAGCAATGTCTGTAGATTCGCAAGGTCGCCCACAAGTGGGTATTATAGACTCACCGCTGATTGATGTTCGCAATGGCGGTTATGGCTCAAGAAGTGGATGGGGTAGTTAATGGCTACTTGGCAATTTCAAAGCGCAATGAACAAGGGTGAATTAGATCCTTTATTATTGGGCCGTATAGATTTACAGGCTTATTACAACGGCTTATCTAAAGCTGAGAATGTTTTAACTATTCCACAAGGTGGCGCAAAGCGTAGACCAGGCATGGAGTTTATTAAGGCTCTTGAGTTCGGTGGCTCACGTATGGAGCGCTTCGCCTTTGGTGATAATCTCGAGTATTTATTAGTATTCGTACAGTTTAGACTTTACATATTTAAGGTTGATGAATTCTCTGTAAACCAAATAAATAACATTAACGGTTCTGGTAATGATTACTTAACATTGCCTTTTGAGATATTCCCCGGTAATTTAAACAATGATGATAGTTTTGATTACATTCAATCAACGAATACTGCGATCATAACTCAAGGTGACTTGACACCACAAAGAATAACAAGGCAATCTGACACTGAATGGACTATTGAAGATGTACCATTAACAAATATACCACAGTATGATTTCAATGACGATGATAGCCCTGTACCTGTATCAGAAATACAAGTGGCAACCTTTAATAACTATATTGAAGGTGACAGATATAAAATATCTCTTGAAGGCTTTTTAACTGAAGAAGTTGTTTGGGCTGGTGATGATGAAGCCAACGCTGAAAACATAAGGATAGCTATACAAGACCTTAGAAACACTGGTAATTCTGGTGTTCTGGTTTCTGTGTTAGTCAATATAGTTACAATAACCTTTTCAGGTGACAGTGCTAATGATTGGGATTTACTTACATTCACCGCTTTTTCGACTAGGTCTGTTGATTTTGCTGTGACTGTTGCAGAAACTCAAGCCGGCACAACTCGGAAAGAAGATGTGTGGTCTTTTGGTCGTGGATTTCCTAGAGTTTGCACATTCCATGAGGGCCGCTTGTGGTTTGGTAACACAGATTCACAACCGTCAACGATATGGGGTAGTAAGGTTAATTTCTTTTTTGACTTTGACGAAGGGCGCGCAAGGGATGATGAAGGTATCTTTGCTACGCTAGATACAGATCAATTGAATTCAATTAGGGCTTTATACTCTAATCGTTCACTACAGATATTTACAACTGGCGCTGAATTCTACGTTAGAGAGTCACCAATAACACCTAGTAATATTGCAGTAGTACCACAAACAAACATGGGTTCAAAAAGAATTCGTCCGGTTACTATTGATGGCGTTACTTTGTTCCCTCAAAAATCTGGTAAATCGATCAATCAATTTGTATTCCTTAACGATATACAATCAAACGCTTCTGCGCCGGTTAGCTCGTTGGCTGCTCACTTAATTAACGATCCAATTCAGATGAGCGTTCAAAGGGGTAGTGAAGCAAGTGATGCTAATTATGTTTATATATTAAATGTCGATGGCGGCATTACTGTTTTTAATACTTTAGTGTCTGAAGATGTTCAAGCTTTTAGCTCTTGGTCAACAACCGATCCGATTGATAGTATTGCTGTTGTTAGAGGTAGATTATTCACCTTGGTAAATCGCATAATTGACGGTGTTGATTATTTGTATGTTGAAGGAGAAACGAAAAGATATGATGATGATGGTGGTATTAATACCGATTCAATGGTGCAAGCTAGTGTATTCGGTAACGATATCATTACTGGCCTAGAATCTTTAGAAGGTCGGGTTGTTGATGTGAAAATAGACAATAACTACGCTGGTCAATTTACTGTAACTGGTGGCGAAATAGAATACCCCGGCTTTGATGGTACGTTTATCGAGGTCGGAATACCTTACACACCAATAATTAGAACAATGCCAATAAATACCGGCTTAAAAAATGGCCCTAATGCGTCAAGTAAGAAAAAGATACTTCGCGCTTCGATTCGCCGTCATGAATCAAATGGTGTTATAGTGAACGGGCAGCGTTTAGCGGATAGAACAATAGGTGTTAATCAGTTTGATGCACCAATACCGCAAAGCGATTTAAAAAGAATTACGTTATTAGGTTGGAGTCTTGAAGCTTACGTAACAGTAACACAAGATACACCTTACGATATGACGATATTAAGTATAGGAATGGAGGTTAAAACCTGATGGGCGTAGCAGCAGAGATAGCAAGCTTTGGAATGTCCAGAGCACAAGGTGAAATAGCGCAAGGTGAATCAGAGGTTCAAGCGAAAGCTGAAGAAGCCGCCGGTGTAACTCGTGAATCTGACCGTAAAGCTAGATTGATTGAAGCTTTGGCGAGTCAAAACGCCAATGCTGGCGCTGGTGGTATTGCCGCATTTGAAGGCTCACCATTATCAGTTATGAAGGAAGATATACGTAAGGAAGAGGTTGCGACTGATCGCGATGCTTTCCAGACTAAACTTCGAGCTATGACTATCCGCTCACGTGGCAAGATAGCTGAAACACAAGCTAAGACCGGCGCTAACATTGGCTTAATAACTGACATTGAAGATAGAGCAACTAAAGCTGTTGCGGCAGGGGCTAATAA